CTTTTCTCGCTTTTGTTTATATTGCCGCTATCGCTATTTTGTTGATTTAGCTCATCCTTCCCTATTTTTCAAACAAGGCCTAATGCTCGAATCAGAAATGGATAGATTGAAAGATGAAAATGAAAGACTACATAAGATCACCGCAAAGATAAAAGAAATGCTACTTTTCGATACATATATAGAACAAACAGTGTCTGCGTTAGTTCGAGAATTAAAAGAAAATGGATATATAAATAAAAACATACTGTTTTTAACAAGGGAAGAGCAAAAAGAAAAATTAGAAAAAGCCATAGAGAAATTTTTGAAAGAGTATTAAATGGATTGAATGAAGTCAATGATAGCTTTTTCTGCATTTGGAAATAAGCTATAAACAAGGTTGTGTAAGCGCATAATCAGGACAGCAACATCGCAATCATCACCAAAATAGCATACTTCACTGAGTGTGGGGTCGTAACTTATATGCAATTCAATATGGTCATCTGAAAAATATGTTAGACGTACACGTAGTAAAGAGGGGGTCGGTTTAGAAATAAAAGATTTTGACAGGACAGGTTTGATGGGAGAAGTTATACTTTCTAAAATTGTAAGCTGTTTGTTGAAATCGCGCTCCCATAGAATTTTTCTACTTTTGGTAGCCTCTATTAATTTTTCTAAAAACAATAAGTAGTTTTCCTTGGTCATTTTTTAATCTCCTTTTTTTGAAATCTTGCGATTATGTAATCCAGTTTATTACAAAGGCTTTCAATATCAATATCATTTTTATAGTTAAGGGAAAAAATTGTAATATAAATAATGGATTTATCGAAAGGGGACAGTAGAGAACTGTAATTTTGCAAGATAGCATAAAGCTCTGTACGTAAGTTGCTACGTATATACAATGAGTTTAACCCATCCTTAATAAGGCTCTCCCGATGTCCTTTAAGGATTATTATAATTTCTTTTTGGTTGGATTTATAGAGAGAAATTTGCTTTTTAATTTTATTAGTCGAATTCCAAATTACAATAGAAAAAATAAAACTAAAGATTCCGCATAGATCGGCAAAAGCGGCAATCCATGAAGGCAACATCGCATAACATCCTCTAAATTTATATAAGGAAGCTTCCCAGTGTTCGTGGCACTGGGAAGCCATGCAACCCTGCCAACCATTAAAGCAATCATAGGGTTACAGGAAAAGTATACCATATCTCCTGTTGCCCTTGCAATAAGGAGGAATCATTTTGTCAAAAAAAAGTTTGAGCATGGAAGCCCGTGTCGTTGCTCTCGAGCAGGGCATGGAGGAACTCACCCGGCGTGTGGACGCCATCGACAAGGAACTCGAGGGTGTCGCGCACATCCGGCCCGCTGACAGCTCCTACAAGGAGATGGTGGATGGACTGATACGGTCAGCAGTCGAGGACGCCTACAAAAAATAAGCCACATTTAGATTGATAAGCTGTTATACGGAATATAGGACAGGAAATCTCCAATATGGTTAATTAGAGGTGATACTATGAACGGCTCAGGCAATGTTGGTAGTCTCAATGTCCAGCTCCTTTTTGAAACTCTTGCAAAAATAATAAGCGAAAGAGAGGGCGTTGAAGTAACGGTAAAATCAATTACATATTCGGACGTTTCAAAACGGGTGGAGACGCAACCAGACCCGTAATGGGTCTCGTGTTTATTAGGACAAGCTCATATATTTAAAAACCACGAATTTAAAGGAGGAAAGCTGGTGAAGATTGAGATCGAAGTAAAGCGCCGGAGGATGTCGGTTGTGCAAGGTGCAGCGGATGTCTACATAAACGGGCAGGAGGTGGCCTCCTTCGGCGGCGACATCCGGATGATTCCCGAAGGAGAGAGGTATGTCGGGGAGAAGATCGGCTGCTGGGCCAGCGTAAAGCCCGATACAGATTTCATTCTCGGGATGCAGTACCATCCGTATGATGGGATTTACCACCACAGTGAGAAGGTCAAGCAGGCGTTGTGCGAGATTTTGAAACAGGAACAGAACGGAGGGATGTCATGCGTTACAATGTGATGAAAGCCTACCGGCGCCTGTGTGAACTATACGGCTGGCCACAGTCGTTCGAGGGGCTGCGCACATTCGCGTGGCAGCTCAAGCATGGCTATCGCAGTATCTGGCTTGGAAAGGGTGATGGGCGGGATGGCGTTTAGCGGATGGCAGATCACCTTGACTATCAGCAAAATCAGCCTATGCACAGCCTACACAACTATTGCAATCGCTGTGATCGCCGCCATAGCGATCTGGCGCAACAGAAAGGGGACAGATTCATGAAAGCAGGAAGGACGCTCCAGGAGCTTGCCATTGAACTGAGCAGGCAGCGGGGGGCAAAGAAAGACATGATGGTTGACACTGGTGCATTGCGTATGGATGCCAGTGAGAGCGGGATCCTTCTCAATGTAGCGGGCAACGGTACAGCGTCTCAATACGGCATCAACGAGATTGCACACCGGCAGATCGGACAGCACTTGAAGATACCCGCTGTTTATTACGACCGGATGCGCAGTGAGTATCCCGATTTATTGGCGCAGAACGTCAACGGTTGGTTCGGACGCACACCCGACACCAAACGGATGCTGCGAACGATGGATGGCACCGCAAGGGCGTTGCTGTCAGACCGATACCGCCGCATTGATAACTTTGAGATCGCCAATGCAGTATTGCCGATCATCGGCAGGATGGAGGGCGCGAAGGTAGAGAGCTGTGAGCTGACTGACAGCCGTATGTACCTCAAGGTCGTCAATCCCAGGATCACGGCAGAGGTACAGAAAGGTGATATTGTGCAGGCGGGTGTCATCATCAGCAATTCCGAGGTCGGCATGGGCAGCGTGAGCGTCAGCCCCCTCATTTACCGGCTGGTCTGTTTGAACGGCATGATCGCGCAGGATGGCGCCGTCAGAAAATACCACGTTGGCCGCGCCAATACAAGCGGCGAGGATTTTAGCATTTACCGTGACGAGACGATCGAAGCGGATGACAAAGCCTTCCTGATGAAGCTGGAGGACTCTGTGAAGGCGGCTGTGGATCAGGCGCGGTTTGCCTCAATCGTGGATAAGATGCGGGAAGCCGCAGAAGTAAAGATGCAAGCGAAGCTGGTACCGCAGGTGGTGGAGCTCGCGTCGAAGGAATACAGCTTCAGCGAGAGCGAAGGGCAGGGCATCCTGGGACACCTGATCGAGGGCGGGGACCTCTCCCTCTACGGGCTGGCTAACGCTGTTACCCGTCAAGCGCAGGACGTTGAAAGCTATGACCGCTCCACAGAGTTGGAAGCAGCAGGCTATAAAATCCTCACAATGGCCCCGGCATTATGGCGGGCGCTCAATCGAGAAAGGAGATAGAAAATGACAATCTGCAAGACCTGCGGCGCAAAGATCGACTTCATCCGCTCGCCGAAGGGCGGGAAAATCCCGGTCGCCGCCCGCGCGGGGTACTACATACCGGACAGCACAGGGCCGACGGTATTTGTGACATCCAAAGGCGAGGTCCGGAAAGGGCGGGAAGCTGTGGACGGCATCAAGGGGCATCTGCTCCACAAGTGCGGAGGGAGGTAGAATCATATGCGGTCATCCATCCAAAAAACCGGACGTACGCACAGCGCACGCCCGGCCGAGAAAAACGAAAGACTGCCCGAACCGTGGAAAAGTTAAGCAGTCTTTTGAGGGTGGATGACCCTATAGTTATCCTACCACACTTTTGCGGAAATTGCAAGAGGGAGGTTTTGTTGTGACAAAAATCAGAACGGACATAGGGTACATCGCCTATAGGGCGACAGCGGATGAGCTGTCCGAGATCGGCGGCAATGGGATGTGCGACGCCTGCGGAAGATACTCGTATCATGGATACTTGATCCCAGTGCTCAACAGCTATTATTGCCCGGAATGCTACCGGGATTTTTGCAGCCGTGCGAGATTTTATCCGGATGATATAGGACATGAGACAAGGGTGGCAGCCTACTATGAATCCAAAATCCCGTTGGAGGGGAAAACCCAATGAGCAGAGAGGCCGCAGATAACCGGAAAAGCTGGCTGGCATCCCGGCTGAATGGGATCGGGGCATCGGAAGCCGCAGCGATCGTAGGTATGTCTCCTTACATGAGCAATATCGAGTTGTGGGAGATCAAGACCCGACGGCGGGCACAGGAGGACATCTCAGGCAAACCATATGTCAAATATGGCGTGGAAGCGGAAGCGCATTTGCGGGCACTGTTCGCGCTGGACTTCCCCGAGTACGAGGTTACATATGACCAATTCGGCATGGTGCGCAATAATCCGGAGCTACCGTTTGCGTTTGCGACGCTGGATGGGGAACTGCTCCACCGGGAGACCGGGCGCCGCGGCGTGTTGGAGATCAAGACGACCGAAATCATGAACCCAGGCCAGTGGGAAAAATGGGAAGGACGGCTCCCGGACAACTACTATGTGCAGGTGCTCCACCAGCTTATGTCGACAGGATATGACTTCGCGATTCTCAAGGCGCAGATCAAATACTGCAAGGGCGGCACCCCGGCCCTGTCCACCCGGCACTATACCATAGAGCGCACAGAGGCACAGGAGGACATGGAGTGGCTGGCGGAACAGGAGCAGCGGTTTTGGGATTGTGTCATCCACGACAGGCGGCCCAATCGGGTACTGCCGGAAATTTAAGGAGGTCAAAATGGAACTGATTTTAAAAACGGATGTTCGGGCGTCGGTGCCCGAAATCATCGAGTTTAACTATGAAGAGCTTCAGGCATATCTCGGGGAGCGGCTGGAAAAGTATCGGACGCTGGTGGTCGCCGAGGACGGGATCAAAGCGGCCAAATCTGACCGGGCAGCGCTCAACAAGCTGCGCAGCGCCCTTGAGGACAGCCGCAAGGGGGTCAAGGCGGACTGCTTGCGGCCGTATGAATCCTTCGAGGTGAAGATTAAAGCGCTGACCGGAATGATCGAGGGGGCGATCCAGAACATCGACACGCAGGTCAAGGGGTTTGAAGAAGCCAAAAAGCAGGAGAAGCGGGCAAAGATTGAAGCCTTTTTCGCGGAGAATATCGGTAATCTTGCCAAGCTGCTGCCGCTGGAAAAGCTGTGGACTCCCAAGTGGCTGAACGCGACAGTAAAGCTCCCGGCGGTTCAGGAGGAAATCCTGGCTTCAATTCGCCGGGTAAAAAACGACATTGGCATTATCCGGGCAATGAAGGTCGGGTGCGAAGCACAGATGATAGACCGGTATCTGCAAACCTTGGATATGTCAGCAGCCTTGGCAGAGAAAACCCGGTTTGAAGAGCATCAGAAAAGGCTTGCGGAGTACCAGTCGCGCAGCCAGCAGCAGGCCCCCGCGGAGGACAAGCCCGCGCCCGCCATGCAGACGGAAGTGCCCGCACAGACTGTGGCCGCGCAGGAGACGCCTGCAGCGGAGCCTCCGGAGCTGCGTCAGATCGACTTCCGGGTATGGGTAACGCCCGAGCAGATGCGGGCGCTGCGGCAGTTTTTGATTGACAACAAGATTCGATATGGGAGGGTACAATGATGGCAGTTAGTAACAGCTTTACCGCACGGCAGAAGCCGAAGTTCAGCGTTGCAATTCAGAGTGATGGTTACAAAAAACTCATCAATAACACACTCGGAGACCCCAAACGTGCACAACGGTTTATCGCAGCAGTTTCCAGTGCGGTGGGAACGAATCCAGACCTTCAGGAGTGCGACGCTGGATCGATCCTGACAGCTGCATTGCTTGGGGAGGGGCTTAACCTGTCACCCTCCCCGCAGCTGGGGCAGTATTATCTTGTCCCCTATAAGATCAATGGGCGCGGAAAGGTGGCGCAGTTCCAGATCGGCTACAAAGGGTATCTGCAGCTTGCAATCCGCTCCGGGCAGTACAAGCACATCAATGTGCTCTCGATCAAAGAGGGGGAGCTGATGGGCTTTGATCCGCTCAACGAGGAAATCAACGTCCGCCTGATTGAGGACGAGATGGAGCGGGAGCAGGCCCCCACGATCGGGTATTATGCCATGTTTGAATATCTGAATGGATTTCGCAAAGCGCTCTATTGGAGCCGGGAGAAGATGGAAGCGCACGCCCAGCGGTATTCCAAGGGCTACAATGCAAAGAAAGGTTATACTTTCTGGGAAAAGGATTTCGACGGAATGGCGCATAAAACGATGCTCCGGCAGCTAATCTCCAAATGGGGGATTATGAGCGCGGATTTCCCGGATTTGCAACGTGCGATTGAAAATGACATGGGGGTAATCAAGGAGGATGGCGGCGTCGAATTTGTAGACAATGCGGATTTTTGTGCGGCGCCAGAACAAGCTCCGGAGCCGTCCACAACACAGCAGGCCCCGGAGCCGGACCCGGACGACGATTTCTTTGTCGGAATGGAACCGCCGCCTGAAATGATGTGAGGCAGAGGATATGACGATCCTCAAGGGCTACATATCCGAATATGATGGCAAGGTATTGACGGTGATCGCGCCGTTCGAGGATGGAGGAATCCTCGAACGGCAGGAGATCCACGAATGTGAAATCTATCTGCACGACGGGCGACAGATTTCCCCCGACCAGAGAAACAAAATCTTCGCGCTGGTTGGGGACATCACCGAATGGATGAGCGGGTTTGATCGCCGCAGGATGGTGTTTAACGAGACGTTGACCGCAATGCAGCTCAACTATCTGATCGAGATCAGCCCGGAGACGGTGCGGCGGCAGCTCACCCAGAATTATTGTCGTTTGAACCATATCGACCTGTTCAGCCTTGCGGCACGGTCAGAAGATACGATCGATATGAGCACCGCGCGGGACTTTATCGACTGGCTGGTGGAACTGTGCGTGATCAACGGCATCCCCTGCATGGATACCCTGCTCAACCGGTGTGAGGACATTGGGCGGTACCTGTATGCGTGTGTGGCCAACCGGCGCTGCGCGATCTGCGGCGGCAAAGCGGACATCCACGAGGTGGACCGGGTAGGTAATGGCCGTAACCGCAGACAGATACACCACCTCGGGCAGCGTGTCCAGCCGCTGTGCCGGAAGCACCACGACGAGGTGGACGCGATCGGCCAGCAGTCGTTTGATCGAAAGTATAACGTCACATGGATCAAGCTGGACGAGCATCTATGCGACAAACTGAAATGGAGGAAATAGGATGCAGGCGGTAACCTTTGTGGCGAGCTGTCCCTTTGAGATAGGGGATAAAATTCGGGCTGGCCAAAAGGTGCATACCATCACCGATATTGTATGTATGCACCATGTAAAAAGCGGAGAAATCAAATTCCTTTATGAGCTGGATGACAGCAGGAAACTGGTTTTTCTCGCGTCTGCGAAGGAGGGAAAAGATGCTGAATAAAGCAATCCTGATGGGTCGTCTGACCCGTGATCCGGAATTGAAAATCACCCCCAGCGGCGTATCGGTCTGTCCGTTTACGATCGCAGTCAACCGCCCGTATTCGCGGGATAAAGAGGCCCAGGCGGATTTTATTGACATCGTTGCGTGGCGGCAGAGCGCGGAGTTTGTGAACAAATATTTCGTCAAAGGCTCGATGATTATTGTCGATGGGATGATCCAGACCCGCACCTATGAGGACAGGAACGGCAATAAGCGAAAGGCGGTTGAGGTCGTCGCGAACCATGTGGAATTCGGCGAGAGCAGAAAGCAGAGCGAGAGTCGGTATGACGCACCGCCACCGCCCGCAGAGCCTCCCGTGGGCTATTCAAGCGGCAGTCAGGCGGACTTCGAGGCCATGAGCGGAGACAGCGCGGATTTGCCGTTTTAAGCAGGAGCGTATGGCAGAGCTGCACGATAGCGGGGTTGCGCCTTTGTTCGCCAAGAGGATTGGTCTGGGTGGGGGCGTCGTTTCATAAATCGTGCGTGCTGCAATCAAGAAGCAGGCCTGCCGTTCTAAGCAGGAGGTGACAGGTTGGGACGCCTGAAGAATGGGCTTCCCTACTTTCCTCTGGATGTTGTACTGGACACAAAATTTGAATTGATCGAAGCAGAATTTGGGCTGAATGGGTTTGGTGTAGTCGTTAAGCTCTATCAGAAGATATATGAGCAAGGTTGCTACATTGAATGGACAGACGAGGTTGCGCTTTTGTTCGCCAAGAGGATTGGTTTGGGTGGGGGCGTCGTTTCGGAAATAGTGAGTGCTGCGATCAGAAGGGGTATCTTCGATAAAAATTTGTTTGAGAAATATCACATCCTGACATCAAAAGGGGTGCAGGAAAGGTATTTTGAGGCAGTCAGCCGCCGTAAGCAGATTGAAGTCGATGAAAGGTACCTCCTGGTTCAGGTCGCCCAAATTTGTCCGAATGTTAACATTTTAAAAGCAAATGTCAACATTAACCCAGAAAATGTTGACATTTGCCAACAGAGTAAAGTAGAGAAGAGTAAAGTAAAGTATAGGAGAGGGAGGGATAAACCCTCCTTCCACCCGCCCACACTTGAAGAGGTCATCGCCTATTGCCAGGAATGCAAGAGCCGGATCGACCCTCAACGGTTCTGGAACCACTATCAGGCACAGGGCTGGGTGATGGGCAACGGGGCACCAATAGCTGACTGGAAAGCTGCCGTACACAGATGGGACCAGACGGAGCGGCCCAGAAAGGAATCGAACCGGTCAGCGGAAATCGGCACAGACTCCTCTATCGACATGGAAAAATTACATGAAATGCTGCATAGGGACAGCATGTAAAGGAAGTGAAAGATTTGTTTTCAAAGGATTTTTACCCTACGCCCGAACGGGTGGCGGCGGATATGCTTGCCGGGCTTGATTTTTATTGTATCAGCAGCATACTTGAGCCGAGCGCGGGCAAGGGGGATTTGGCGGATGCAGCCAAGCAGAGGATGAGGGCCATCCGCTCGGATCGCTGGAACAAGGTCAACTGGGACATTGACACAATCGAGCTGAACCCGGAGCTTCGGCATATCCTCGCCGGCAAGGGATACCGCGTGGTGCATGATGACTTCTTGACCTATGACACCGCCAAGCACTATGACCTGATCGTGATGAACCCGCCGTTTTTTGGAGGGGACAAGCACCTGCTGAAAGCAATCGAGATGCAAAAGCGGGGCGGTCAGATCGTCTGTCTGCTCAATGCGGAAACAGTGAAAAATCCATGCACCAACGCCCGGAGGAAGCTGGCGAAGAAGCTGGAAGAGTACAGTGCATCGATCGAATTTTTGGAGAAAGCATTCGCGCAGGCGGAGCGCAAAACGGATGTGGAGATCGCATTGGTCAAAATCAACATCCCACAGGCGGAGCAGGAAAGCGACATCCTTGCGAACCTGCGCCGGGAAGCGGAGCGGCCAGAACAGACGCAAAAAACTGACCAAGCGCTGGTCGACTCGGATTTTATCCAGGCAATTATCCAGCGGTACCAGGTTGAGATCCGGGCGGGCCTGAAGCTGATCGGGGAATGGAGGGCGATGAAACCCCTGATTATGGACAGCCTGAAACCCGATGCGTCTGACAATCCGATCATAAGCATGGAAATACCGAAAGGCGACGGCAGCGCAAATATGGAAAACGCCTATATCAAAAGGGTGCGGACAAAATATTGGGAAGCGCTTTTCACCGCGCCGGAATTTATGGGGCTGTTCACCAGCAATCTCCGTGATGAATATTTGTCCCGTATCAATGAGCTGGCGGATTATGAGTTCTCGCCCTTCAACATCTACACAATCCGGATTGAGCTGAACGAAAAACTCACAAAAGGGGTGGAGGACACGATCCTGGCACTGTTTGATGAGCTGTCCGCACAACACGCGTGGTATCCGGAGCAGAAAAAGAACATCCACTATTTTGACGGATGGGTAACCAACAAGGCGTGGAAGATTAACAAAAAGGTCATTATCCCGCTCTCCGCGTATGACCAGTGGAGAACAGATTGCTGGTACCGGCTAAGCGATTACAGGGTCGT